GTCTTGGGTAATCCGATTGGAGCAGATCCACTCGGTGATTTGTGGCAGCACGAAGAAGGCGAAGCTACTCCTGGTACGCCAACGTCATTCTTTCAGAGTGGATGGTGGTCGATTGCGGATGGCAATGAGTTCGCCTTTGTTGATTACGTTATTCCTGACTTTAGGTGGAGTTCTTACTCCGGAGCGTCTGATGCCGTCATCATGGTGACGTTCTCCAGCATCAATTACCCTGGCGATACGCCGAGGATATATGGTCCTTTTAACATAACGCAGTCCACACAGTACATTAATCCCAGGATACGAGGTCGATCCATGTCCGTCTTGGTGCAAAGCGCCAATGATGTGTTCTGGCGCATTGGTCGCATTCGCTATCGATATTCTTCGGCAGGGAGAAGGTAATGGCAACCAGTTTAAGCGAGATCCTTTATGCGTTGCAAAATGGTGTGCGAGCCATCAATGAATTGAAGGATCAGCTTGCCACGAGCTTCCCTCCAATTACGAGTCTGAGGACCACGGCCCCGTCTGCCGGTACAGTTGCCTATTCCTCTTTGGCAACAGCGTTCGGTGTAGTTCAGACGAGTTCTGGCGGAACGTATCGCATCGCCCTCTTACCCAGCACCTAGGTGACGACATGGTAACAACCACAAATAAATTCCTAGAAAAACCGGCAAGAGGCTCTCTTTCCGGAGTATGGGATACGCCGGTTAATGCCAATATGGATATTATTGATGCCTCCTTTGGAGGTGTAGCGACCATTGCGTTGCTTTCCACTAATGTCACACTCAGCACTTCGCAAGCTCAGAGCGCGATAATTCGTCTTACCGGAGCGATCACTACCAACATTGCAGTCATTTTTCCTGCCATTGGCAGCACCTGGACAATCATCAATGACTGCACCAACCAGAGTACGTTTTACATCTATGCCTACAATGGAAGTACCGCCAATTACATCGGTATACCGCCCGGTGTAACGGATATCATGGGCGATGGCACGTATATGAAGTATCGCTCGTTGCCGCCCATCGGCTCTTATATGCTGCTTGCTGGCAATGGGTATCAGCCATGGATGCAAGTCGGTGCTCCCCAATTGCCTTATCTTAATTGCGATGGAAGTGCGATCTCAGGGGCATATCCACAATTAATACAGATGATTGGCGGAAGTCTGCCGGATTTTAGAGGACGCGCCTTCTACACAACCGATCAGGGAACGGGCCGCCTTACTGGCGTTATTGGCTCTGCCTATACCGCTGCTGGCGGTGATCAGTGGTTGATGTCCCACGCCCACAACTTCAGTTTGAGTAGTTTTGGCAGTTTCAATGTTAATTCGAGTACCTCGCTACAGGATATCAACCATTCCCACGGCTATCTCGGACCAGCGGACCAGCAGAATAATAGCTCATTCGGCGGCGGCTCTGGAATTATTCGCTCCAACCAAGGCCGCAGCACTGACAATAACTACGGCGATATAAACGCCCATCAGCACAATGTTGCTGGTAGCGTTGGTGTTGGTGGAAGTGGAACCACCTCTGGCGCTGGCATCGGTGGTTGGCAAAATATGCCACCATGCATCATTGGCGGTCTTACCTTTATTCGAGCCGGTGCGTAAGTGTCCCGCGCTGTCAAACGCGCACTCAGGATTGCTCGCCGTCAGGCCAAGAAATATGCCGATGGTGGACCGGTAAAGTATACCGGGTCTTCCGAAGAATCACCGGATTCTCAGAGTAAACTTCCTTACGGGAGGCATCGATTAGAAACTTCCATTCCACTGACTAGTAGTACAGATCTTACCAGTAGGATTGACGCTACACCTCAAATGTATGGTCCAGGTCGTCACGATGTGGGCGCTCGCATCGGGATACGATCTCGATTTGCTGATGGCGGCTATCTTGATCCGGCTCCGATGGGTCCAGAACAAAAGTTTAGTGGGCCAACTACAGATACCGAAGTCGATATGCATGAGGCGCTTGAGCGCGGCCTACAAGAGATGCGCGACAGGTATCATCAGCATCGCGAGATTAATCCAGAGATGTTTCTGGCCTCTCGCGGGTATCATGATCGCGGTGATCTTGGATTAGAAGTAAGCGAGGGCGGCATCTCTAATGAAGAGATGCTGATGCATTCAGCTTTCAATGGTCCGGATGAGCAGGAATTAGCTGATGGTGGTGAAGTCGCTCCGTTTGAGGAGAATTATCCAGAACCAGAACCGGTGCCGTTACCGAGACCTCGGCCACAACCACCACCGGAGGAGACTGAGCAATTCATTGCTGGCACCGAAGGCGTCCCATCTTACGACCCAGCACGAGCGCCTCCTCCTGGTAAGCCAACGATAATGGAGCCCGGTCTTGAGCAAGTACAAAAGAGTGAGGGTCCGGAAGGTTTAGATCCAGAAAAGTACGGCATCGATGAACATGGCCGCATCATAGACAAGAAAACTTGGGAGCCAGTTCAACTTACACCGCGACCGAGTGTTCTCCCGCTAACAAAGACGCCAGAAGGCGAGCCAGAGTTTGCCGTTCCAAAGGCGCTCGACATTCTCGGCAATGTCGGCGGCGGCTGGAGCGTCCCAGTTAAAGGTGCGGAAGCCGTTCTTGGTGCTGGCATGGCGCTGCCAAAGAAGGCCACAGCCATTCCGCCAAAAGCTGGCGAGGTTGGCAGGACTTGGTTTGATTTGCCTCCAGAGCAGGTAAAGGCATCAATTCCAACGTCGCCGTCTATGGGCACCAGTCCCGGTGGTGTCTACACGGGATTTGCTGACGGTGTAGATCGGTACGTCAAGCAAGCTAAAAGTCTTGATCATGCCAAGAATGAAGTACTGGCTAATAAACTTTATGAATTGTGGGGCGTTCCTGTAGCGAAAGTCGAGTTAACCCAGCTTGGCGGCAAGCCTGCTGTTGCAAGTCATATCGTTCCTGGCAAGCAATTGAGCGAGTATGGACAGTGGGAGTATCCAAATATTGAAGGGTTGCGAGAGCATGTTCCTGCTCACGCCATGCTAGCTAATGGTGATGTGATCGGTGCTGGCGTCGAGAATCCAAGGGGCAACGTCATCGTCAGCAATGGCAAGGCTGTGTTCATCGATCACGGCGGAGCAATCCGTTACAGCGGTCTCGGTGGCCAAAAGACCTTCGATAAGGATGTTGGTAAATGGCTCGATGGGTTGATGAACCCATATAAGAATGAGAGTGCTGCTGATGCATTTCATGGTCACGAGATTGGTCCAAACAATATTACAGCACAGAAGATCGCCAATACCACTGATGGTCAGTTTACTACTCTAGTTCATCGATATGGCCCAACCGATATGGCGGCCAAGGAACAATTGATTAAGACGCTGATCGCTCGCCGTGATGGCATCGCTAAGGCTTACGGCATTGAGCCACATCCACATATTGGTCCCGATGATATCGTTTCAGTTCCTCCTAGCCAGAAGATGGTGACGACAAAGCCAAAGAAGCCGCAGACCTTTGAAGAATTGCAGGCTGAGTGGGAAGCCAAGTTAGCAGAGCCTAAAACTAAGGTAGATGAGCCGACGACGCCACATGAACCGGTTCATGTCGAGAAGGCAGAGAAGTATTCATTTAAGGATCCAGAGGCAGATGCCGGTTTGTTACTGGCTCATAATTGGATGGGCCCGAAGCAATTCGATGCCGAAGGCATCGCTCACGATATGTATAAGATGGCTGAGAAGAATCCTGAATATGTCGATCAGGTTTATAAGAAACTTCCGTTTGAACTTCAGGACGATGTAAATGCAAAACTCTCTATGAAGATACAGAGAGAGGGCGATCCGTGGGAGGCTGTCAAACTGGGGGCCCCGAAGGCATCCGCTGAACAACCAACTGGAATCGGTCATACTTTCAAACTGATGCAGTTGAACAAGACACACACCCCTGATCAGCTTGTTAACTCAATCAAGTTTTATCAGAAAAATGAAGTTAATGCTGGCAAGACCGTAACAGATAAACAAAAAGAAAAAATCATTAGCATGATTTCTTCTGCTCCTACCGCGAAAATCGCGGAATCTATCAAAGGTCTTGAGCCGGAGTTACAAAAGAATGTCCTGTCTTGGCTGCCGCCAGCTAAGGCTGCGAACGTCAAACATCTTGCCAAGGTTTCTCCAGAGAAGGCGGCGCAGCCTATTCCAGATATCGGTGATGTTAAGAAGAGCCATTCGCTTTATCAGATCATCGGCGCGATCAAGAACTATTCTCCGATGCATGCAGAGGTGCCGTATCATGCCTACCAGGGCATCCCAAAGGAGATCAGCAAATTCAGTCCTACCGAGATTATGAAGGAGATGGAAGGACTGTCGCTGACGCAGAAGCAGAAGGTGATGGAGTGGATACCGCAATCTACTCAAGAGAAAATGGCACAGATCGGCGCAGAAAAGCAGGCCAAGAAGCTAAAGGTCGATCCAGAATATCATGATGCTTTGGAGACCGTGAATTGGTCCACCTATAAGCCGAAAGGTGTAACTTCTTCTAGGCAGATGATGAGTGGCCCGACGCTCAAGAAAGCTCTTGAGCAGGGCTACAACCCAGACGTGACGCTCTATAAGGGCGGTAAGTATCAGAGCTATCCACCGAATACCATTCTCGATCCAGTAACGGAGCCGCACAGGTTATCCAATCCGGATGAGCGGGCCTTCTTTCTATCGGATCGACCAAGCCATACTGAGGCTTACGGTACGCTTGGAGCACCGTATATTGCCCGTCCAGCCAAGGTTTACGCGGTCGATTGGAAGGCGCTGACCGGATCGGAGGACTACAACTCCTATCACATGAAGCGCGTTATCGAGGCGGCCCGTGAGAAGGGAGCCGATCTCGTTATCGTCAAAGACGTAGCTGACGTTTCTGGTTACGGTCACACCATCCAGAACCAGTATGCCTTTCTGAATACGCATGTATTGCGCGGTCCTGAGGCAAAGTTTGATGCCAATATGATGCACCTGCGGATTCCACTTGCGGGCCTCGTCGGTGGTGGTCTGTTCAGCTACGGGATGGTGAAAGGCCAAGAAGGCGAAGAGAGCAAGTTCGCATCTGGTGGCCGTATTCCTGTGGGTCAGAAGATCAAGCGCGATGCTTTCCTCTATATGAATCCAAAGCCGCCGCAGAACTCTTTCGCTCAGTGCGGTACTTGCAGGCAGTTTACCGGCACCGGCTGCCTGATTCTTGGCGACACCAAGATTACCAAGGATATGGCCTGTGGATTGTATACCCGTGGAAGACCGCAACTTCACATGAAGGGCCGGGAGGAAGCTTTAGTGCCGCCAAAAGAGGCCGGATTGGTCAACTTTCAAGTTCGCTGTGAAAACTGTAAGTATGGTGGGTCTGACTGTCAGCTATACGAGATGTTGAATGACCAGCTTCCAGAGACGTTTGATCTCGAAACCAAGATTGATCCCAAGGGCTGCTGCAACGCTTTTGTGAGGAAGGGCCATGCCACTCATTAAATCAGGTAGCAAAGCTGCCGTTAGCAGCAATATCCGTGAGATGATGAAGTCTGGTCATCCACAGAAGCAGGCTGTGGCTGCCGCACTGAGTACCGCCCGCAGATACGGCAGGGCCAGCGGCGGAGCCAGCACTTTCTCGAATATGGCGCTGAAGGGTTCATCCATTGGCTTAGTCAAGGAGGGAATGATCCGATCAACCGTCCCCGGTCGTACTGACAAGCTGCCGATGAAGGTCAAGGCTGGATCTTACATCTTACCAGCCGATATTCCGAGCGCCTTAGGTCAGGGTAACACCATGGCCGGAGGTGAGGTTCTCAAGAATATGTTCTCGTCTGGTCCCTATGGATTGGCTCCCATGAAGGGCGGCAGAGGCAGGATTCGGCCCGGTCTTAAAGCAAATGGGGGCGAGGTTGCGGAAGAAGATGACGATCATGTACCGATTATTGCTGCCGGTGGCGAATACATCATACATCCAACCGTGGTGCAGGCTGTCGGTTACGGGGGCATGAAGGAAGGCCACGATGCGTTGGATAGGTTCGTTGTTCACACCCGGAAGAAGTATATTGAGACTCTGAAAAAGCTGCCCGGACCCAAGAAATGACCTGCCCTTCTGTAGTCAGATTGGGTATCCCTGAGGATTCACAGGAGGTCTGGAGGCTTTTGCTGGCTGCCCACAAAGAGAACGCTCTCTTTCCACTCGCTCCTGAAAAGGTGGAATGGATAATGAATCGAGCGCTTTACTCTCATCTGATTCCGACTGGTGACACCGGTACAAGGGCAATCATTGGAGTTATAGGACCGGTTGGATCACTAGAAGCTATCGTGTTTTTGCTGATCGGACAGTTTTGGTATAGTAATGATCATCATCTGGAAGAAATACTGGTCTTTACCGATCCGGAGCACCGCAGGTCACATCACGCCACAGCTATTATCAAGTGGATGAAGAGACAGGTAAATGAGACAGGACTTCCTTTGATAACGGGGGTTTTGTCCACGCATAGAACCGAAGCTAAGGTTCGGCTATATTCACGACTGCTACCGAAGATGGGGGAGTTTTTCTTTGTAACGCCCAAGGGATCGAATCTGCCCCCGGCTCTTGCTGCTGACAAGAACAAATCGTGAACTGGATAGACAATGGGCGCTAAGGGCAGCAATAAAACTACAACTACTAGCAACACTACGGCTGATCAGGCGCAGCAACAGTCGCAGACTTATACGCCTAATCAGAATATACAGGATGCTAGCATTCAAGCGCTCAGCGGGGCGCAATCTGCTGCCAACGCTCCATTCTCGATGCCGGTTGCCCCGGTTGCTGGCTTCTCTCCATTTCAACAGCAAGCGTTTAATCAAATCCAGGGCATGCAAGGCATGGCCCAGCCCTACTTTAATCAGGCGCAGGGTTACATGCAGGGCAGCGCGGCTCCGATTACTGGGCAGGACGTTTCGCAATACTACAATCCGATGGCCCAGAACGTGACCAACCAGATGCAGAACATCTTTGGTCAACAGAATCGGATGGCGACAAGTAATGCCGTTCGTGCTGCTGGTGGTGTTGGTGCTGACCGTATCGGTGTTGCTCAAGGTAACTTGGCTAATCAACAGGGACTCGCTGCCGGTCAGACTTATGCTGGTCTGTACCAACAAGCCCTGCAAGCCGCTCAACAGCAGAAGCAGATGATGGCTGGTGCTGGCTTTGGTATTGGTCAGCTTGGACCGGCTGCTCAAAGTGCGTATCTGCAAGGAACCGGCGCTCTACAGCAGGCCGGTGCTCAACAGCAGGCATTAGATCAAGCGCAACAGAACGCGATCTATCAGAACCGGTTGGCCCAGATCGCTTATCCGTTCCAGACCAATCAATATCTTGCTGGTATTGCTGGTGGCCTTGCTCCAGCAATGGGTGGAACAACGGAATCGCAATCGACATCGCATGGAACGACCTCTGGCCAATCCGTAACAGAAAAACCATCACCCAGTCCGCTTAATCAGATCCTCGGTATTGGCGGAACGATTCTTGGTGGAGTTATGGGGGGTCCAGCCGGTGCCAAAATTGGCAGCAGCATCGGTAGTGGTATTGGCGGTGCCTTTGGCGGCAATTCTGCTGCTGGATATGGCGGCGCAGGCGCTGGCGGCGACCAAGGCGGCTATATGTCTGGTAATCAGTTGATGCCAGGACCAGGGTATTACTCTCCATTCTCAAGTTATCCTTCCTACTCAAATAGCAATTACGCTTCTGGTGGAGCAGCTTATGGCAAGCTCGCTGAGCAGCATTTTGCCAATTCCCCAGCGGGAAATCCATATGCCGATATGTCATCGGATGATTCCGATTCTGATTCTAAAGATAACAAGTACGCTGCTGGTGGTGCAGCAGAGGATGAAGAACAGCTTCCGATGCCTGGGACTAGAGCCCCGGCAGCCGATGCAGCCTCCATTGTTCCAAATATTCGGCTCAAGGTAGGGGCGGGCCATGCCGGTCTTATTGGTCAACAAGATGCTCCATTACCACGCGTAACCCTACCACAACCGGACTTAAGACCTCCACCGGAAGAGAAGCAGAGTGACAGTGGTCTAGGTCAGATCGCTAGTGTTGTTGGAAAGGTGTTGCCGAAGATGATGTCCATGGGCGCTGCCCGTGGTGGAGCGGTTAATCCATTTGATCATTATCAGGGATTTCAAGAAGGAGGCGACATTGGCGAATCATGGGATCCACCTCCTGAGATCCCATTTGAGGGGCCCACGCGAGAGCCGCACCTCTCGCTTGGTCTAT